ACTTTATCACCTGAAGAAATTATTGGTGTACCATCAGCATCATATCCTACAGTATCACCTGCGGTGTAGAATTCTGTTTTATACATTACAGAACCTAAAGTTTTTGCTGAACCAAAAGATGTGTTTGCAACGAACCCTTTAAAACCAGCGGGATATGCATCTGTTGGATGATTACTCGCCATTGATAACATAATATATCTTGAACGTAATTCATACTCACCGTCAGAAGTTCCAATTTTTCTGGCAACATATCCCGGTAAATCAGGATTCATAGAACATCTTGAGAATTTCTCAAGTGCAACTAAGTTATCATCAGTGTCATTAAAATCTCTAACAATTAAATCGAATTCACCTGTTTCAATATTAACATTAATAATTGAAACTTTAACTTCGTAGTTTCCTGAATCACCATCTGATATAGTAATAATGTCAAATAAATCATCAATTTCACCACCACGAACTTCAGAAACAATTGTTGGTGAAAGTGGTGTATCCCATTTGGTTAAGAATGAATTTCCTTCAGTTTCAAAAACTTCAGTTAAACTTAAACCTCTAACATAACCTTGTTCAAACGCTTCGCTTAAGAAATTTGAATACACCTCATTAACATAAATTGGTACATCACTTCTTAATTTATCATAAACGTCAGTACCGAATACTTTTGTTACATATTTTGAAGATGTTAAATCTAAACTACATGTAAATGTTTTAGCTCCACTTGTTGAACCCGTAACATTAACAGTAAATTCAGATAAAGGATTGGTCGTCAAACCTGAACCACTTATTGAGAAGGTTGTATCTCCTGTTGTTTCTAAAGTTAAATTTTGCCCAGAATAAGAACCTCTTGACCTGAAAGCAACTACCACTCTACTATCGTAATCTGTTTTTAAAGTTGCATTATATGTGTATCTTGTTACATCAAATCTAGTAGTACCACTATTGTAAACAAACAAATAAGAATAAACTTCATCGTTAGTATTGTTCACAAGTACGTTGTACCATTCTTTGTTATTGTTATTGTTAGCATTATTTAATCCCGTTAAAGGTGAAACTTCTTCTAAAGATGTGGTTAAACCAGCAATTTCAGAATCAGGTACAAGACCTAAAACAAACCATTGACCGTTGTTTGACGATGTGTTACCACTATAATTTGATACAATATAATTTGTGATGTATGAACCATCTACAGAAATTTTGTCAGATAATTCAGTATAAAAAGTACTACCTGTTACACCTGTTAATGATGGAACAGTCGTACCTGTTGTTGAACCACTATAAGTTCCCAATGTGATACCACCCAATGTTTGGATACCATATGTTTTAACAGGTTTGAAACCGGTAAGACCTAAAATTTTTGTAACAAACAACTGATTAGACTCTTCTAAGTATGACTTAGCGAAGTAAGGTAATTCGAATTTTGGATTACCGTTACCATCTTTCAATGGACTACTGTTACCAAAATATGATTTGAATTCATCAAAATTCGTTATTAAGATAGGTTCAAAAGCGGGACCTTTTAAGGTTTCACCCACCAAACCCAAAGTACTTACACCGACGCTCTGAGCAACGAAGGTTAAATCTTTTTCCGAAGTATACACACCCGGAGATACAAAAACTCTATTATTTGCCATTTTTAATTTGTTTGGTTATTAATATTTTATTTCTTTATCAATAAATATCTTTGTTTTTAGGAAAGATTTCCTTGATTTTTTGAAAAATGATATTTATGGATAATAAATTATCTTTTTTTATCTGTATTTATCTTTTGTATGAGTGAACCCTTTAAAAACATTAAGATAGGAAAAAAACATCATGAAATGTTAAAAGAATACTGCGATAAAAATGGGATAAAAATTTATCGAGCGGTTGAGAAATGGATTGAAGAAATTGTAAAACAAAACACAAAAACAGACTCTTCAAAAAAAAGAGACTTATATGGGGATTAATTATTAGACCAATCAAAGGTCAGGAGTTCTATTCAAATAAAATAAAATTATTTGATAAATATGTTTTTATAGTCCGTATTTGGATTTATCCGCATTAAAGTTTTGTAAAACTTGGGATGAGGTAAGTGATGCGTTGTATAAACGTGTTATACCAATTTTTCCGTGAAACCATTGAGCATACTCTCCTCCATTGTAACTACCAATGTAAAGTGGGTTAGCAGTGTTTAATATACTTGCCAAACTATGACCTACACTTCCTATACTTACACCATTTACAAATGTTTGAAGTGTATTTGATGCGACATTGGTAAACACATAAACTATTTGGTACCAAGTATCAATCGTTCCAACGTAATTTGTACTATCGACAAACAATGATGAACCACTACCACTACCTGAACCTAATTGAGCGTAGTATGTAGTATTAGTTGTTCTGATACTATAACTTACATCTACAGTAAGACCACCATTATCAAACTTTCCAATTACAACATCGTTACCCGATACTGCTTGATTAACCCATACTTCTATAGTCCAATCGCCACTTCCCGGTTCTAATAACGTATTATCAGCAACACGAATTTGTGATGAAGTCCCATTATATGAAAAATATGGTGTTGTGAATGTAATACCCGACATTGAACCATTTAATCCATTTCCTGATAAATCGTTAATTGTTGTACCACTACCGGGGTAACTTGATGAATTACTTGGGTCATAATATAAAACAAGATTACTTGTTACAGGAGCGTTAGGTGTTGTACTTGGGGTTGGTGTTACGGTTGGTGTAATTGTTGATGTTGGAGTGAGTGTTTGGGTTGGTGTTGGTTCCACAAATCTTGGCGCCAAATAATTGTATTGTTGAGTTATTTCAGTAAGACTTAATTGTCTATTATAGAAATACATGTTAGCAATATGACCCCAAGGTTGAGCAACAATATCATTATTACCCCATCCCCAATGTGTAGTTCCACCTGCTCCAGAAGCAATCGTACTTCCCACCTGTGAACCATTTATATAGAATGTTTGAGATGAGTTAGTCCCGACTATTGCAAATTGAACCCAAACACCTGCCAAAGATGAAACATCATATTCTGAACCTACGAATCCTGTGGCCCAATATCCTAATTCGTTTGACGCGTTAGGTATAGTAATTGGTGTGATTTTAGTAGCTCCGTTCGCGTAAAGTAATGTTCTAAACACAGTATTACTAGGTATCAATCTTGCCCAAGTAATATATGTGTATCCTGAATTTGGTAATGTAGGTCCTGTTAGATTGTAATTAACTCTATTATTTCCTGTTGTACAATCAAAACATTTTATACCATTAAGAACTGTGTAAGTCGCACCAATTAATGTATGGTCATATCCACCTGTAATATCAAAAACAGTTGTTCCTGTTCCGGGGTAACTTGAACTTTCATATGCGTCAAGTTGAATAACCAATCCTGAACTTACAATACTTGGTGTTGTAGATGGTGTTGGAGTTACCGTTGGGGTTAGTGTTCTTGTTGGTGTCGGAGTAATACTCGGTGTTACACTTTCAGTTATAGATGGAGTTGGAGTAATACTCGGTGTTACACTTTCAGTTATAGATGGAGTTGGAGTAATACTTGGTGTCACACTTGAAGTAACTGAGGGTGTAACGGTTAGTGTTGGAGTTATAGATGGGGTAATACTCGGTGTTACACTTTCAGTTATAGATGGAGTCGGAGTAATACTCGGTGTCACACTTGAAGTAACTGAGGGTGTAACGGTTAGTGTTGGAGTTGGTGTTGGTGTTGGACTAACCTGTGGTTCAAAAAATGAAGACGTTTCATAATCAAAATTATATTTTGTTTTACCAATTGAATCTATTGTAATCCCACTAAAACTATTTGTGTATGTTAAACCACTGTAATCACCAACAACAGTATATTGTGTGGTTCCAGATATTTGATTTGTGTCGATAAAAATATCAACAGGTATTACAACCGTATCTCCATTTGTTTTATTTAAAACATCATTAAAAGATATTTTGATTGTTTTGTCAACTTTTAAAAATGCAGTGGCGGTGTAATTCGCAACAATTGAACCACTTAAATATGTACTCGTAATTGTTATTGGATTTGATTTTTTACTTAGTTTGGTACTTCTTGTATCAACCTCGGTCATTAAAATAGACCTAGCTATTGCGGGTGAAACATCAAACTCTTCATCATCAATTAAAAACCCCAACATAGTAAAAGAATAGTTTTGAATATAAAATCTTCTACCATCCATTGTATCCATAGGGGTATTATCCTCAATTCTGTCTAAAACGATGGGAATGTAGTGACCTTTGACTTTTGTATATGATTGTCTTGATGAAAATTTTTGTAAAACCTTCTGATTAAATTTATTTACATCTCTAAATTTTGTACAAACTATTGTAACATCAAAACTTATATCAACCGCAATTGGTTGGGGAATTTTATATATATCTGCACCCATTTGGTTTCCATCCCATGTTGGTACAGAAGCATAAAAGAAATCTCGTCTATCCGGAATTGTTCTTTGTATTGATGGGTTAGTACCAAATTGAACGTCGGGTCTCCTAACAACCGCAATAAATGGTAATTTGATGTTACCATCATCATCTGAAAATGACCAATTATTTGTGTATTCCGCCCATCTTTGAATCGTTAATATCTTGGGAACTACGGGAATTTCATCACCGTCCGAATTTACTTTAAAATTTTCTTTAACAAATTCAAGCATACCCAAATCCAAATCATCATGCAATATTGAATCTGGTAGATAGGTATCGGATTTTATAATATCCTCTAATAATTCCTTTCTTCTACCAACTATTGCAGGACCGTCGGTGTTCGAATTAACTCCGTATACTTTAATATTCGTTTTCCTTTTTGGTAATCCCATAATTAAACTCCTCTAAACTCAGATTCTTGAGCTGGTACACATGTTATTGTTCTATAATATGGTTTGTATCCAAACATATTATGTTTATTATCTGAAGTTACTTTACCGTCATTGGTTACTGTATAATATCTTATTTTTTCTTCCGATTCGGGATATCCTATGTAGTCACCGTAACGAATGTCAACTTGTAATTCTTCTAAATGTTTAAGGTATACTGAAAGAACCATATTACCAGGTTCTAAATAACGATTAACACCTTTATTATATGTACTATTTTTTGGTTCTTCAATTTTAACCAAACCATAAAATTCTATCGGGGGTAAAAATTTAATTTCGTCTTTACCAACCTCACCATAAACATCATCAGTATCAGTTCTTTGTCTATCAACTCTAAATAAAACTAATTTCATACCCAAATCACCATGGAGGTATTCTTCACCCATTTGAATATTAAGGTCAAAATCAGTTTGAGACCAAAATTTACTAATTCTTGTGATTGGTAGTTTATTTTTCATATTCTATAAATAGTTCCTTTATTGAATCTAATTCGTTATATTTAAAGTATTGTATGCAGACAAAAATTCCTGAAATAGAAGCAAGGGACATATTGAGTAATTATCAGGGTTTTAACAACCAATTACTTGAGTGGAAGAAGAAGTTTGAGGATATTAAAAACTTTCAACTTACTCGACCACAATCTGAATATGTTTTAAAGTACCATGAGGTAGTTCCTCGTGTTGCTAAAAAAAACATATCTATTGTAAGTAATTTTGGTGAAAAATTAATGGATTCTAAACACCTCACTAAATCACCCGATACAATATGGTGTGAGAAGTTACTTTGTGAAAGTGATATGGCATATCACATATGGGGTAAAGTCACCGAAAATGAAAAAAATTACGCTTTTTGGATACCAAAATCCGCAATAATACAAGAAGAAAAAAAATTAAACCGAGAGGTTGATTATTCACCTTATTCAAAAAGACCACCACTTGAACATCAAAAAACCGCAATTGAAAAATTACTAGCAAATGATAGATACATTTTAGCTGATGATATGGGTTTGGGTAAAACCACCTCAGCAATAATTGCATCCTTAGAAAGTAGTGTAAAAAAGATTCTTATTATTTGTCCCGCAACATTAAAAATAAATTGGCAGAGAGAAATTGAGAATTATTCGGATAGAAAAACCTTAATTGTTGAGGGTAGAAAATGGGGTTCAACTTTTGATTACTACATTATAAATTACGACATTGTTAAGAATTATCATACAGTAGATGAACCTGAAATTGGTGAGGAAAGAAATTTTCAAATTATTAATGAAAAGTTTGATTTAGCAATAGTTGATGAGGCTCATTATATTTCAAACACCACCGCACAAAGAACCAAATTGATTAATGATATTTTAAAAAATATACCTAAAGTTTGGTTATTAACCGGTACACCGATGACATCTCGACCAATCAATTTTTATAACTTATTAAGGATTGTAAATTCAAATGTTACCTTGAATTGGCAAAGTTATGTTAAAAGATATTGCGGTGGTTATCAATTTACAGTTAATAAGAAAAAGATTTGGAATACAAATGGTGCAACTAATTTAGACGAACTTAGGATGAGAACTAAAAACCTCGTTTTAAGAAGAATGAAGACTGATATTTTAGATTTACCCGATAAAATTATTACACCGGTTTTTTTAGATTTAAGGAGCACATTCTATGATGAGGAACTTGAGGAATTTATGAGGATTACTAGTGAAAATAAACACAAAGAATCTCTATCAGTTACCATTAATCGTTTAATGAAAGTTAGACAAATTATTGCACAAGAAAAGGTTAATTATACTTCTGAATTAATTGATAAATGTTTGGAACAAGACAAAAAAGTAATTGTTTTCACCAACTTCACATCCACCTTGGATATGTTACATGAAAAATACAAAAAAAATTCTGTGGTGTTAGATGGTAGGATGTCTAAAGAAAAAAGACAACAATCCGTTGATAGATTTCAAAATGAAAGTAAGGTTAAAATTTTCATATCAAATATCATCGCTGGTGGTGTTGGTATTACCCTAACCGAAGCTGAAGTTGTGATTATGAATGATTTGTCATTTGTTCCCGCACATCATAGTCAAGCGGAAGATAGAGCGTTTAGATACGGTCAAAAAAAGAATGTCTTGGTGTATTATCCAATATTCGAAAATACAATCGAAAGAATTGTATACAATATGTTACAGAAGAAAAAGAATATAATAGACCAAGTTATGGGTGACGGTGAATTTTCTGAAAGTTTTGCAGAAT